CCTAATGTACATAAAGCTCTTTCAGATAAGAAATGAACTTCCATAGCATCTAAGTCGCTAGTTACAGCTCCACCTGCAGAACCAGTCATCCAAGTTTTTAACTTACGATTTTCTGCTTCATTTGCTCTATAACGAACGTGTAAGAATGGACGTTTAGCGTTTTTACCTAATACTTCATCGTATACAGTTGTAGTACCTGCAGGAATTAAAACTCCATTAACAGCTCCACCTACTAAATCTCCACCTCTTAAAGCAGCATCATTTAAGTATTTCCAATCAGATTTGTAGAAGTCATAACCTCTTCTGAATCCTGAGAAACCTAAGTTTAATGCCATATCTTTATCGTTATCGAAAAGACCATAAGAAGTACCACCTGCTCCGTAAGAGTTTTGTGTAGCTAACATATCATCGATATCGAAAGAGAATTTACGATTAACAAATAATGCGTTCTCAGAGATAGCACCTTGTTTGTCTAAACGAGCAACAACTGTATCGAAGTCAGCTAAAGAAGATGGATTACCACCACTCCAAACGTTACCTCTAGATTCGATTGCAGCAAATAAACCTTCAGATCCAGCAGCAGAACCACCTAAGTAAGTTTTAGCAGCAGAAGATGCATCAGCTTTAATATGCTCAACCATCATCATTTCTAAGTAGTTTTCGAAACGTAAACGAGTTTCGTGCTCAGATTTCAAGTACCATAAGTATCCTGATGCTCCGTTCTCAGTAGTAACCTCGATCCATCCGATTTGAGCCATGTCAGAACCAGAAACAGAATATTTATCTTTAATGATAACTGGTTTTACTTCGAAGATTTGTGGTTCAGCCTCTAAAGAACCTGTCATTCCGTTAGCACCTTTTTGGAACTCAGAACCATATACGTAAGCAGTAATAGTCTCAGCAACAGCAAATGGAGATGCAGATACGTTAGTGTAGTAAGCAACTGTGAAAGTTGAAGTAGTAACAGCAGTAATAATTGCTTTTGCAGAAGCTCCTAAAGAACCACTTAAGAAAACAACTTGGTTAACTCTAAAGTTACAAGTACCTGAAGGCAATGTAAAAATCTCAGTACCTGCTGAATAAGTACCATGAGTTAATCCTGTATATTTTGTATGCAAACGACCTTGCTCATTCCATTTGATCAAATCTGATGCAGATGGTAACTCAGCACTTACGTTACGTAAGAAAGATGCGATTGAACGATTACCATAACGCTCGAATTCTTTTTCGTAAGTGTCTGGTAAGTATTGACTCAAGAAGTCAAAAGATGTGATGTAGTTAGTTGGCAATGCTGCCTTTACTGAACTTGGAGTAAGTGAATACCCTGGTGTGTTTAATGTACCTGCCATTTTGTTTTTGTTTTAAATTAACGTTTTTTTATTTTTAAACCATTTCCAAAGTCATTGTCGATAGCTTGTACTCTAAATCCATTTTGTGGTGTTGGCGTTGGAGCGTTTCTCGTCATGTCAATGTTTTTAGAATCCTTCTCAATACCTGTAGCCATATCAGCTTTACCTTTTTCATAAAAGAATTTAGCAAAACCTTCTGGATTTTGAGCAACCGCAATAGCTTTATGGAAAGCTTCAGCATCCTTTAAGTAACCTTTGTCATCTAAGAAAGACGATACGAAGTTATTTAAACTTGACTGTTGCTCTTTAAGTGTCTTTGGATCTGCAGGTTTATAAACAACTTTATTATTTTCATCAATATTAAATCCGAAACCTTCGAACTTGTCAGAAAACAATTCTTCTGTTTTACTTGCAAAATACTCAGAACGCTTTAAGTTTTCCTCTTGCTGTTGAGCAATGCTTTGTTTATTCGCTTTAAAAGCCTCATAAGTATCTCTCTCTTCTTGTGGAACGAAAGTCTCTCTTGACTCAAGAGGAACTTTATATTGTTCTTTAAGACTGTTGAAATATTCTTTAGCCTTTGCAACTTCTTTTTTAAATGATACTTGCTTATTCTTGATTTCTTTAGAATCATCTAAATCTTCATCGTACTTAAACTTCTCTAACTCAAACTCGATAATCTCTTCATCGTAATCTGGGTTATTTGCTTTATAGTAATCAGCAAGTAATCTCTCAGGACTTTCATTCTCGTAGTTCTTGTTTAAACTAACAAAATCTTCAAACGAACGACCTGTTTCTTTTTTGTACTTTAAGAAAGCAGATACGTCTTCAGGTAATTCTTCATTTGCTTGTCGCTCTTGGAATAACTCATCTAACGTATTTATTTCCTTTCCGTATCTTGTTTTTAAGTGAGAGATAATTGTGTTATCATCTAACTCTAAACTATTATTTTCTTCAATCGGAGTCTCGTTCTCTACAACTGGTGTTTCACTTGCAGGAGTTAGATCTTCCTCTTTATTTTGTTCTTCCTCATGAGCTTTTAATAACTCATTCTCTAATTCAACTTTAGATTTCTCTTCAAAGTTTACTTCTTTTACTGTAAATTCAGCCATTATATTTGATTTAATTTGTTACAAATTTAACAATTTATTTTTAATTAGTTATCTAGGTTCAAATGAAGCTAGATCAAACGCATCTAACGAATCATTTGTAGACTCAAAATCTACAGGAGGTAAGTTGTTTTGTCTTTGCTCGATTAACTTAGATTGAGCAGCAGCTTGTTTCTTAACTCTCTCATCCTTAGCCTCTTCTTTCTTTTGCTCTCTTTGTTGTAATGATTGCGTTTCAATCCCTTTCAACTGCATATTATAATTGAACTCAAGCTCCATTAATTCTTTTTTGAACTCAACTTCCATTTGCATTTTCTTGATTTCCATTTCAGTCTCGACTTGCTTAACGCTAGATTTAGCCTGAGCCTCCATTTGGATTGCTTGTTGTTTAGCTTGAGCAGCAAACTGTTGAGACTCCATGTTATTCTGTTGCCCCATCTGAAGCTCAGCCATCTTGTTCTTTTGGTCTCTATCCTGTTTTCTACGTCTTTTTACTTTAAGTAATTCGTTAGCTAACTTCAAGTTTTTAATCATACGAATATCAATAGCATCCTCAAGATCAATTTGGTCTCTATTAAGTGCCATCTGAATATTAGCTTCTGTCTGTGCTCTTTCTTCTTCGTCTGGATCTAATTCAATGAATATCCCAAAAGAATGCAAGTATAAATCTTTAATATCCTCTAATATAGCAAGATTGTAATTACCTATCTGCATTGCGAATTCCTCTTTGAAGTCTGCATATTGTAGGATATCATTAATACGTAATGATAAAGCGTTCGCTAATTTTCTTGTAATATTTAACCCTCCTTGAAGTACGTGTCTTGTTGCTGTATTACTATTTAATGCTGCCAACTTCTGAACGCCAACCAAGGCATCAGGAGACGGCATCGAACCGTCTCTAGCCTCGTTTAATCCAGTACAATCTCGGATCATATTTAAGTTGTGGTTGTAGTCATTAATTAATGCTTGCATTTTAGATTGTCCACTATTGCTTGTAAGTTCTTGAATTGGAACTCTAGCATTGTTGAACTCACCATCTCCAGTATAAGAACGTCCAATAACAGAACCTGTTTGGAAATAAAGCTTTAATGCATCTTCAGGGTTATACGCTGCTCCTGTACCTAAATCTACTTCAGACATACCATCAGCATCAATGAATACCCCATCAGGAACTATTCTTGATTTTACTTGCTGAAGTTTTAAGTGTGTTAACTGAATTTGATCTGCAAATGGAATCATACGTCTAACCAAAGATTCGATGTTTCCTTTATACATACGAGGAGCTAACATCACATAGTTAGGTAACGCTTTCTGACTTGCTGTATTAGGTCTTAACATATTCTTTGACAATTGCCATTGAATTAAAATGTTTGAACCTAACACTAAGATACCTTCATACCAAACTTCTTTAGTAGTAGCTAATCTTTCAAATTTATCTTCTTCAGTTGGGATTGGATTGAATGAGTCATCTTTCTTAATTACTCTCTCTCCTCCGTTCTTTAATAATTTCTTTTTGTATACGTAATTTCTATTAGTCTTATAGTTGAATCTTAGTATAGTTACTGTCTCATTACCTAATACATCATCTGTATATTGTTTGATAATTGGGAAGTAATTATACCAAGCACTACCTGCATCTCTAATTGCAGTTAATGTATCGTTATCTAAATCTGGATCTATCTTTAATAATTCTGTATAATGAATTTGCTCAACCTCTCCAAAGTAATAACAGTCTGAATAATCAGGTTTCTCAGTATAACTTTGAACAACTCTAGCAGGATCGACATAATCAACTTTTACTCCTGCATTTCTATCAAATGTATGACGAACACAAGCTTTACCAATTACTGTTAAATCGTAATCTACTCTTGGCTTGATACTATCATTATATTCATTCATATTAAGCAAAGTGTTGATAGCTACCTCTTCTGCTATCTCTATACTTGGCTTATATTTTAATTGCATATATAAGTCTAACTCCTCATCAGAATTAGGTATCTCATCTTCAGGAACGTTGAATGCATCAACTCCAAACTGCTCTTTTGTTAATTTAAGGATATCTTTTGCAACCATATCAGATTGCACCATGTCTTGAAATAAGTTTTTCTTCTCAGCTGACATTGCATCTTGAGCTTCAGCTTTGATGTTATACATACGGTCATTCATTCCGTTACATACAATATCAACAAACTTAGGGATAATAGGTACAATAGCCCAGTCAAGATTCATATATGATAAATCGCCATCAACAGCAATCTCACCTTTATATTTTGCGATAGGCTGTTCTCCTCTTGCGTAAAGTCTTAATCTATGGAATTCTCCGAATTGATTGTAGTATCTACATGAGTTATTTCCTATACGTTTGAACCATTCTCCTTCAATTGCTTTACCAACTTTCAGACCGTATTCTTTAGACTCTTTTTCTGAGTCAGATGCGTTCTGATTTGGGAATGCTGAATTACCTATGATTACTGAAGCCTTTTTACTCTCCATTATTGTCTCTTAATTGACTAACTGAATTACTATTGTTGTATCTTGCAAATTTAATACTTATTTTTGACTTTTTAGTTTCATTGACAAACTTATGTTTTCTGTTCGCCATTATCGCTAAACCTGAAGAAATAGAGGCATCAAATTTAGTTCTATTGTTTATATCGAATCTAGCCCAATCCTCAAGTGTTCTAGTGAAATACATTGAACCTATCTCCTCAGTATCTCTGTACGTACCCTCGGTATCAAATCCTACATATTCCTCTACATAAGATTCAATGGATGATGCGTGAGCTTGTTTTACGTCTTCAGATGAGTTAGGTATTCCACCAAGTTCTATCTCTGTTCTAGACAGTTTTGTTATATGCTTATCAGGTCTATTCATAGAGAATGCTCTATATCCTCTATTCTTTAAATGATATAAAAGTCTAGGCTTATTGTTCTCTGCAAGTATTGGCATTCCATAAAAAACAAGAGCCATTAATACTTCCTCAAAGAAAATCTCCGCTGTCTGAGGTCTTGCTACATACTCCAAGAAAAACTCATTAACAGGAGCTTCTTCCATGTGGAATTTAGTCATTCCATGTAGTGCTCCATTCGATCCGCCTCCACCTACTGTACCTGATATATCATAACTATCACATCCAAACGTACCTAAATGATCGTTCCCTGGATATCTTTTTCCTCCTTTAATAAGAACATTATTCCTCATCTCAGGCTTTGGTATCCATGAGACTAAAAATCTTCCATTCCTATCAGGAGTCCATATAACTTCTGTGTCAGGTATTCCATTCTTCCAATGGAAACTACCTCTGGTTAATACTTTATCTTTGATTAGAGAGTCGTTATAATCTATTTGTTGGTATATCTTAGTCAAGTTAAATAAAGACTCTTTAGACTCATCTCTGAATGCGTGAGACTCAGTTCTAGGGAACTGTCTATAGAACTCATTTAATGCATCTGAATCTGACTTCAATGCTGCTACCTCATTATTCCAATACTCAATAACTCCAATCTTAATCATCTCGCCATCCGCTCCAACTACTGGCTTTTCTGGAGTTTCAAATGCTGGATATCCGTACTCATCGATATACCCCTCAAAGTTCCATTCCATTGGGATGAATAATGCATATAACCCACTTTTAGTCTGTCCATTGGCTGAACGTTTTCTTGGATCTGAATCTTGATATAACTGCTTGTAGTTACCACCACCTTTTGATAATGCATTAGACGTTGAACCCATCATACATTTACCAATAATACGGCTACCTAAACGCAAACAAGTTTTACGAACTCGCCAACCATTAAGTATATTGTTTGGCTTCTCTAACTTAGCAGCCTCATCCTCTACTAAGAATAATAACTTCTCCCCATCATAAGAGTTGTCATCTGTATTCTTCCAGTCAATACTTGTGTCAAGACCTTCTAAATCATCCAACTTCTCTTCATTCATGTTCTTTTTAGTAATCCTACTTGCAGGAAGTCTGAAGGCTAACTCAGTCTTTGGGTTATCCATACCATCCTGAATAGGTTTAAAAAAGAATGGATAATTCCTAACAATAGGAACTACCTTGTCGGTAAACATTTTCTTAGCATCATTACCTGTTTTTGAACAGATACCAAGCCTTGCATTCTTAGATATTGTACCTAAGTTTGATGTCTCACCTGCCGACATAAATGAGAACCCAGAACGTCTATTCTTTAAGTAGCACATTCCGAATGAACGATTGTCAGCTTTACAAGCCTCCCAATATATAAAGAATATCCTATTTGCTTCACGAAAGTCAGGTAAACCAACGTCAATCTTGGACCATTGCAAATACATATAATGAGTTCCTGTAATGTAGGTAGGTTCATTGTTATTTACAAACCAATAACCATCTTCACGCCTATTGAACTCATTCTCTATATATTCAGCATATTGTAATTTGAATGCATTATCTCTTCTATTCCAATCTGATAATGATTTGATTTTAGCTAGTTCTTTAGGGTATTCTTTTGCTACCCATTTATTCTCTCCTCTAACCATTTTAGCAGGAGCAAGAGGTAAACCTATGTATAGACCATTTATCTCATAAATATCTCCTATTGTACCGTCTTTTGAAATAACGACAATATCAAGCTCATCGTCATATCCATATTTCCAAGACTTCGTTCTGTTACGATTTGTTCTAACAGAATTTGATATCTTGTCATTATCAATTGTATATAAAGCATACTTATTTCTTTCCATTTCCTTTTGCTCTACTTTCAGCGAATCCTGATGTACCTAGGTTTATACCGCTTAATGCAGTAGCCTCAGTCATTCTGTTTTTCTCGTCTTCTATTTTTTGAAGCATCTCTAATGCATCAAAGAACGCCAACTTCTTTGCTTGAGCTGCATTCTTCATTTTATCAGCTGATATATCCTCTTCTCCTTGAGTTAAGATTGGTTCTTTTAATACTTTGATTAATTCATCAACACCCTTCTCTGCTGCCTCAAGTAGTTTCTTCTTTTTTGATTTTAAATCTTCAGACATAAATTACTTAATTTCATTCGATATAATTTCTTTTCATTTATTCTAAAAGCATACTCGCTCTCAGGTAGGAATGTAACAATATCCCCTTCATTTACTCCGTATCCTTCAGGAACATAAGCGCACCTGCCATATAATTCTTCTTCGTTGCCCAGCGATTTTACTATGGATTCTTGCTTCGCTAACGGCTCTATAAAGCAATACGGAGGATGCGCTATGAAATCTGAGTTATCTCTTTTATATGCATAAATTTGATCCAACTCAACTATAAATAAGTTATCTTTTATGAAGTTCCAACTACTCTTCTCTCTTCCCTTCATATCGTTATAAATTCTGAAAACGTTATGATGCACAACTACAATGTCACCACTTTTAATTGGTCCATCGTAATACATTGGAACTGACTGAACTACAGCGAATCTATTCGTTACCTTGTGATCTTCTTTAGATGCGCTTATGATTAATTCTTTGTCACCATACTTACGCACGTTATCATACCTCTTATCATCAAGAGGATTAACTATAAAGTGAAATGGAGATTTCATTAGAAGTCTATCTTAAATTCAATTGATTTTGGAACTGTGCTATTTACTTGTTTCCATAAGATTACTTCATCATTCTTCCTGATGTAGATATCAATATCCTGGTTCTCATTCTTTCTTATTGTATCAATTACATAAGTTTTATTCAAGACAGATTGACCTACAGAATAATGCATAGCATTCATATAGTCTGGACCTATGGATAGCTTACGGATAATCATTTTATTTCTCCTGTCTGAAGGTTAATGTTACCAGTTCCATATTTATCTACAATCTCGTTCTGAACTTTTTGGAATTCAGTATACGCTGAGTCAATATTGATGAGTGTGGTTTTACGCTGATTCTCTAATCTTTCTTGATTAATTACGATGTCAGCTAAATTCTCTCTTAAGTCTAAGAATGAATTTCTTTTTTGTGTGAAGTTTTGTAGCTCCTCTTGTGTCAATTTCTTTTCCATTTGATTTAATTTGACACAAATATAATCATTTATATGGAATATCTGCGAACTTTCCGTTTAGCTTCTCAAAAGTATCCTGCATATCTTTCGGAAGTAAATCGATCCCAAAACTAAAACAATCATAACAAGC